CACTCTTTATGACTTTCTTAACTCTTGCAACACCTTTATCTGTTCTGACTTTCATACCAATCTTCATCAACTTGATTGGAACTTGTCTACCATTACTTAATGTTACTTTTGTATTAGGATGAAAACAAACTCCATCGTAATCAAACATACCACCATAATCCTCTTCCTCTTCATCATTAACAGGTGGGTCTTGTGGTGGGTCTGGTTCAGGTGGTGTCTCTTCATAAACTGGTGGTGGCGGTGGTGGTGGTAAATCTGGTGGTACTTCTACTGGTACCTGTACTTCTGTTAATACTGATTCAACATATTCTCTTGTAATTGTTTTTTGGAATATTCTTGGTAATCTAATTTCACCACCAACCATATTTTGTGTAAACCCTCTATCATTATCTTGTAGGTCTGCAACTAATATTCCTGGTTCATTTTCATCAAACTTAATAGAACCATTTGCACCACTACCTGCAGTAAGAAATGGTTGAAACTTTACAATAGAATTCATCTCTCTAAAGTTTTTATGATATGTTTGGTTTTTAAAATCTTGTGTTTTTACTACGATTTCACTTCTGTCTCCACTAATCTTATCAAGTGAATATTTTAAATCTCGTATAAATAATTCTCTTGGTGGATTCTCTGTAAGTGATTGAGCAGATGCATTAGGTGGTGGAGCAGTATAATATCTTGTTTCACCATTTATATTTTTCGTTATAACTTTACCTGCATATAGTTCACCATCACTATTTACCATTACTAAATGGTCTCTACCTGCTAACTTTCTTAGAAATCTATATTGTACTATATATTCACCATCGGATAATCCATTATCTCTTAAGTGTTGACCAACATTTAAATCTAAAAACCCTTCAGTATTTACATCAGGATTAAATTTATCTCTGAGCACAAGTTCATCATTTTGGAAAACTTCTAAGACAATATAGTCTCCACTATCTCTTCCAAAACTACTATATACCCTTTCAGGTTTATAATATTGTTCTCTTTCTTGGTTATTAAATCCGTACTCTGCCATTACTTACCTTATTCTAAATCCCCACCAAATTTTGGAATTCTTGGGTTATAGCCTGTTGGTGCTTCAGGTGGCCCAAAAGTATCATCTCTTCCACCAACCTCTTCATCAGGTTCTGGTAAATTTGGTGGTGGGTTGAAAGAAGCTTCTTCACCTGGTCTTGGTCGTTGTATTCTACCAGAAGAATAATATTCAAAAAATTGTTCAAAAATAAAAGTTTTAAATTCTCTTTCTTTATCTATTTCTGGTAACATTTCATCGTTAAAATATTGTTGTTGATTGATAACACGAACATTTTGATAAACTTGTTCAACTGAGTTACCAAGGTTGTCTGGGTCTTCATAAGATAATATTATACCATTACCATCTCTCAATGGTTTTGTTGCATCCCAAGACCCACTTATTTCCATAAGTTCTCTGTTGGTTTGTATTTCACGATTTAAAGCAATTCGTTCCTCATTAATAATTCTATCGTATAATTCGGAATTTTTTATTGCCTCATCTTTTGTATATGGCATTGTTATCTCTCAATGTTTCTTACAACCTTAAATGACCATGCTGGGTCACTATAGTAATTTATCAATTCATCCACGGTTCCACTACCACTAACTACTTTAAGATGTATGTCATAATGTCTTTCTGCTTGGAAACTATCCATTCTTAAATTAAAGTAATTACCAGTACCATCACAACTCACAATTGAACCTGTTCCAAATGGTACTATCGTTTCCTCAGTTACAGAATCTTTAATTGAATAAAAAGTTGAACCACTTGGTAATGTTCGTACGGTAAGACCTTCGGGTGTTGTACCAAACACTCTATCATTGTATCTTGGTCTACCAACTAATCTAAATCTTGATATTGATTTTTCTAAATATTCGTCTCGTATACCTTTAAAATAAATTACGGTATCGTCTAATGCACTACCTGTAAGTTGTGCTAAACTTCCTGTTGTCCACTTTGAATCATCCCAAACAACTTCTAATGATGGTGGATAAATTGTATGTGTTTCTCTTGAAAAGAATTGTAGTGTACCAAGTCTTGAAGTTCCACCTTCTTCTGAATTAGTATCACCACTATATGAATAAGTTGTTCCATAAGAACCTGTAGATTCCCTCTTTACTATAAATCCATTGTTTGGATAAATAGAACTTGAAAAAATATGATTTCTAACCAAATCAGTTACATCAAATCTAACATCTCTTTTATCAAAAGTTAAACCAAAAGACCCACTTATATTATATTGTGAATAAGAATCTTGTGAACCACTAAACCAAGCACCACCATCTGTCAAGAGTGAACCTGTCACCCATGGTAGTTTTTGGTCTTGGTCTCTATATTGATATGATGCACCATTTGTAGTTATAGGACTATCAAACTTTTTACCAGTTCCTGATTTCCAACTACCACTAACCATATAGATAACAAGTTTTTGTTCTGCCTCTATATCTTTAGAACCCGCATCATATAAATTTAAATAAAATTTTGCATCTGTAGGTATCTTACCTTCTTGGATTGACTTAGATACATAAGAGTAGTCTGCACTTAATAATACACGAGATACATTTATTGTACCACCATCTGCACTTACTTCTTTTACAACTTCTAATATTTCATCATGACCAGCATTTAACGATGATGTTGTACCACCTGAATAAATTGTTGTGTCTCTGTTTATGTATTCAAAATAATGCATTAAAAGTCTCCTACTACTCTAGCTTCAATATCTGTATTTGGATATTTAACTTCAAAACAACTTGGGTCTTTTGAAGGATATAACACACCATCTTTTAGTGCAGATTGTATATCATATATGTTTCCACTATATCCATTTTCTACTAAATGTTTATTCTCAATCACAACTATATCTTTATTTGGATTATCAACATCTGGTGGAACAATACTTGCAACACCATCAGTTAGTGATATTTGATATGCAATATCACTTAGAACTATCGGTTGTCCCATTTGCCATTTTTGTATATCAAAGTAATCTTTGACTTTTTGTATTGCTCTAAACAATACATCATTTTTGTTAAATCCTCTTTTTGTAATAATATTAAATCTAACACCAATATTAATAATGTAACCACTCTTGATATTGATAGCATCTGTTACCATTCTATATTGTGATAAGTAAATTCTTAAGTTTTCTTTTACTGCTCTATTAATAGAAGTCAATTTTCTATCTGCATCATATCCAAGAACATACATATTCAATGCTAATGGATTTGGATTTATACTAACATTAACTTGTTCAACAACTTCACCTGTAACAGAATCTATAACTTTATCTGTTTGTTTGTCTAATTGTTCATCTTGACTAATAAATACTTTTGCTATATTACCATACTTTTGTGGTAAAGAATAAACTCTTGTTATATAATCCTTTTGTGTTACAGAACGACCTTGTGCATTAAACACAGATGCTGCATTTAATCTAATAGTTTCAATTGGTTCTTCATCACTACCACCACTTGCAGGTTTTGGATTTGTAAAAGTTAAACTTTCTTCTGCAGTTGATTTTTTTGTTGAATCTAAATTATCTGCAGATATTGTAAATGTGACATTACTTTTGTTTGTAATACTATCGGACTTAACATTATGTTCTACCGAACCACCATGATTATATAATACGGTAAGTGTTGTATTACTTGGTGCAAGTCCAAAAGTTTTTGTTTTTAAAAAATTACTTGGGTCAAATGTTTCATCTATTTTTGAAACACCTGTTCCTAATGATGAACCAACATTATCTGGATTTGGAATTATTTCTTCATCAGGATTATCACTAACACCACTACCAAAAAGTATTTCTGTTTTTAAATCTTCACCTCTAACTTTAGTTGTAAATCTTCTTGATGTTTTGATAAGTTTTAATAAGTAAGGTGTATCGTTTTGGAATTGTGAAAGATTTGGGTCGTTCTCTGTAGAATTTTCTTCATCTTCATATACGGTGTCTTGTGCAAGATAAGGAACTTGATACCATTTGTTACCATTACTATCCGTAACAGAAATTATCTCGGTAACATTAGGTTCTGATAAAACAATTTTATCAAATTTCTTTGCACTACTAAAAGTAAATACTTCAGACTTTCTTGTACCACTTTTTACAATTGCCTTTTTAGTTAATTTAAATTCTGTTGGAACAACACCTGAACTTGGTATTATTGGTTCAGTAACAAGTGAATCTAATGAACTTGATACTTTAAAATTAATATCATCACTTAGTGTAAACTCTACACCACTTGTTGAACTCACTATACTATTTGTTGATAATACTCCACCATAAGTTAAATCAGGTATATACTCACCATCACCATTTTGTTTTGCAGGAACATTCATTGATATATCCATCTCAGCACTTGCAGGTGAGGCAGTCTTTGGTTTGTATCCAAGTGATTGTGCAATCTCGTAGATGTTTTTCTTTTCTTCTGATTGTAAAATTAGAGTTTCTCTAAATTGATTATCTACATAGAAATTTAAAACATCACCTACATATGCAGCCATCTCAATAAACATCATACCAGGGTCTGATTCATTAAAGTCATTATAAGTATTTGGGAAATATGACTTGGCAAACTCAATCAAGTTCTGTCTTATTGATGAGAAATCTCTACCGAGATAATTTACCTCTTTTCTAACTATTTTTTTATTTGTACCATAATCAGGCATCACTATTCTCCAATACTTCTATTAAAATTAAATGTAACACTTTCTAAAGATTCTTTATCAGTCTCTATAAAATATTCTAATTGTACTTGTATTAAATTAGGGTTACTTGTATCTTGAACAACAAATACATTATTTACATTAACATAAGGTAACCAATTATCTATGGCATCTCTTATTGTTTCTTCAATCCTATCATCCATATTGTCAACAATAGGTTCAAACAATAAATTAGTTAAGTCACTACCAAATTCTGGTTGGAATGGTCTTTCACCTTTGGATGTTAAAAGTAAATTTCTTAAATTAGATTTAGTCTGTTCTAATAATGTTCTACTTTGATTAAAAGTAGAAAAGGCATTACTATTTAATGGAAACTTTAATCCAACAAATTTATCAGGATTTTTATCTGTTGCTCTTACACTCATTTATTATTTTTTCCCTTTGAACTTATCGTGTTTCATTAAATCACTATAGTCACGAGTTAATGCATTCACTAAAGATTCAGGTACTTGTTCAGAATTAACTCCTGCCTCTTTCATAGTCATCGCGGCATTTATATTTCTTTGAGTTTCTTTATCACCACCTGCTCTCATTGTATCACCATAACCTAACAACTCTGATGCTCTACTTGAATCAAATACACCACCACCCATTGTTGGATACTCTTCAGTATCACCCTTGGATAGACCTACCGTTTCATTTAGAATTTCATTCAATGAATCATTTGATGTGTAGGTAACCTTTTCTTGTTTCTTAACAACAGGTTTTGGTTTTTGTTGTATTGTTTCTTGTGCGAGAGACTTAAGAGATTTTTGTCTGTTCTCCTTAATAAATATCTCGTTAACTTGTTTTTTTACTTCTTTACGAACTATTAATTCTATTACTTTTATTAGTTCTCGTTTTTTCATTTTCTTACTCCTTTATGTAACCGTATAGACACCACTAAATGTGGCACCACTCGCTGTATTAGTAAATATCACCGAGTCTAAATGTTCTTTAAAATAATCTCCAATATTTGATAAAAATCCATCCAATGTATCATCTTCCCATGTTGATGTTGGTGGTACTCCACCTGCAGTCACAAATGTACCATTAGTCAATGCAGTCCAATATGAAACTAAACCTAAACCAACACCACTAAGTAATACTGATGTAGATTGTGCTCGTAGTCCTGCCTTCATTGGTGTTAATATTAAACTTTTTTGACCAGTAGTCATTTTGTATGCACCACCACCACTCGTAATAGTAGAGTGATATTGGTTTACAATAAACTCTGCACATTCATCAGTAGTATTGAAAAACTGACCATTGTTCATTCTACTTCTATAATTATTTTGTAATGTATTAAATGACATTATTTATCAATTCTATGTTTCTCACTTAATGCATCTTTGACTGCACTTAGTGCAGATGTTACTGAACTCCAATTAGGTGCTGCACTTACAGGACCAGGTGTTGGGCCTGTAGGTGTTGGTATACCAGTAACACCACCAATTGCAGTTACTAATGCTTCTAACTTATCATATAAAGTTTGTCCTAATACTTGTGGTTCTTGTGCA